TATTTGTAGTTCTCTGTATCTCAAGTAACAGACTCTCTGCACCTTGTATGTCAAATCTCTCTACGACTCTTTCGACATCGACCATTACCAATGTGCCGGTGATAAATGGCTTTTCGATATGTTCAAATATCTCAATGTCTGTAATTACATTACGAATGTCAAATGTAACTAATGCACGAGGTGCACTGAGTTCCGCTTTACTCAGAAACCAATCACTCGAACTTTGATCGTTATTTGCATTAAGACTTTTAGAAGTGGTCATACTACCTCACCGAGAGCCTGGAAATATGTATTTACGATTTCTGTAATACTTTCAGGTCTCAATACATTGATCACTTTCAGATCATTGTTTCTTTGAATATAGTAATCTGCAACTGTCACTTCTGTAAGTAATGCTCCTGGTCCGACTTGAGGATCGATATCTGTCCGTCGATCATTTAGTGTGTAGTAATAAGGTGCATTATACTCGAATCCTGTCGCAGCAACAACCGCAGATCCCGCAATACCATCGTATGATACATTGTTTACGGTTTCGCCTTGCACAAATGTATCTTCTGTCTTTATGATAATAATACCGAGGTCTAGATTTCTTTTTACAATTGTACCACTTGCGCCAGAGCTTGTGCCAACGATTCTTTGATCAGGCAAAAAGATACCATTAAGATCTGCTCTCACCTCAATATACTGATGTGGAAAATCTCTCTTATATTTCTTTTCAATTTCTGCATTCGTTAGTGGCCATCCCTGTTCACGTATATTATCATTCATAATATAGAATGTCCAGTGATATGCAGGTGTACCGTATATCTTTTGTGATACCTGATCTGGTCTGTCTCCGTCGAGGATAGTGTATTTACTATAGAATGATGCGTTCTGTTTTACGGTGTCGATGACTTCTACATATGAAGTTAGATCTTGTGTGAGTTCGACGACAGCATCACCGCCACCCTTTCGAAAGAAGTCATCACCAAACAGGTAATCTACGTAATTGAAGTTTTTAAAGTACTGCATTATCTGCCTTCCTCGATGTCTTCACGTGATAGATTTCTAAATTCTACAAAGTTGAGTGTCATTTGTGTGTGAGTCGGTTGTCCATCAGGAAAGAAACTCATTGATCCTGGGTTATATGTTGTCTGCACATTACGAAGATAACAAAGATGAGGTTGCGGCATTGGAGCAGACCGGTCACCGATACGAAATTTAATCTCAAATACATGAGGGAAGTTATAACCGATTGGAACGCCCGCTTCGCCTCGACCAATTGTTGAAGGATAGAGTTCAGTTCTAAAGTGTTTTACAATTTGTTGTACAGTCTCAGCTTCGATCTGAGAAACAGGATAGAAATCAAATTGAAAGTTAAATTCTCGAGACACAACACCTTCAAAGAGCGTGCGAGTATTCGGATTAATTGATACCTGAAATCCGATTGCCGCTGCATTATTAATCGATGCACCTGTTGGTGCAGCCTGTACCGCTCTTGTCAATGCAAGTCTTGAAAGTTCAGAGCGAGTGTTTGATGCACTCAATGCTTCACCGATAAATCCGAGTGCATCACCAGCAAAAGCACGTGCGGCATCCATAAAGCCTTGACCTGCATTTAATGCAGCAAGACCTGATGCACCGCCTGGTCCAAGATTTGCACTTTGATTATAGTTTACAACATCATTAATGTTAATTGCCTGTGGTAGATACAGTTTAACTGCAGGCGCATCAGTTACATATTGATGTGAAATACCGAGAATGTCTTTCTTACTTACGGCTGCCGTTCTCTGTCTTTCTGCGACTGCATTTGCAAAGTCTGCTTGTTTCTGATCTTCGGCTCTTTCTCTTACTTCAAGTTGTTCGTCTGTTTCCTCTTGTTCAGGTAAACCTCTTACTGCTCTGCCGAGTTGATTCAGTGCACCTTTTTCGTTAGTAATAACAGAATTATCAAGAACACTAGCGGCTGTTTCAAGATCAAGATCCCATGGATTAATTTTTTTAAGACGAAAGAGAAGATACGCAAGGTAATTATCGTCTTCAGGATACTTTAATATTGCTGACGGGGCAGGATTTTTAAGATCTTCTGCTTGTAAAGGTTCATTAAAAACTCTTCGAGATGTATTAGACCTCTGAGCCCCACCAATTTGATCTCTGCCTCTTGGGTCAAACTGATCCGGATCTCCATTTTGAGCAGGAGGTCGACCATTTGGATATACTGGAATATTAAGACGGGGTATTGCCATGCTATTTCCCTATAAATAAAAATTCGTAATAGTATTTATATGAAAAAATGGCATATTCTGGTCGATATAAAGTAAAGAACATTTCGAAATACAGTGGCGATCCCGATAAAGTAACATATCGATCGTCATGGGAAAAGGCATGTTTTATTTGGTGTGACAACAATCCGAATATCACAAAGTGGTCTTCAGAAGAAGTTGTTGTGCCTTATAAATGGGATATCGATAAGAAGATGCACCGCTACTTTGTTGATCTCAAGATCTCATTCAAAGACGGTAAAACGATCTTAGTGGAAATTAAACCTGATAAAGAGACAACACCACCAAAGAGACCCGATAAGTCAAGGCGATATATCGGTGAAGCAATGACATATGTCAAGAATATGAATAAGTGGGAAGCAGCGAATGAATACGCAAAGGACCGTGGATGGGAGTTTCAGATCTGGACAGAAGATACTCTACACAGTATGGGTATTATGAAGAAGTTAAAAGCACTGAAACCGTTGAAACCTTATCGCAAAAAGCGTAAGAAAAAACTATAAATATTGTTATGAGTAATCTATTTCAAAAAGTATCACAGCAGGCATTTCGTGCAGGTATCAATCCTCGCACCGATGAGTCACGTGAATGGTTTCGTAAGAAACTACAGGATATGAGACGCATCAATCGTAGAGAACTAATGCAGCAAGACGAAGTCAAGCTCGTGAATAAGTCACAGCCTCTAATCGGCTCAATGAACATGTTTTTCTATGATGCAAAGCATAAAGATACTCTACCGTATTATGATCAGTTTCCTCTTACGATCATTATCAAAGGTGCACCTGGCGGTTTTATGGGTCTGAATCTACATTATCTGCCACCAGTACTCAGAGCAAAGATGCTTGATGGGTTAATGGAAACTGTTAACAATAAGAAATACGACGAAACAACACGGTTTCAAATCACATACAATATGCTTCAAGCGACAGCACGACTTAAATTCTATAAGCCGTGTTTGAAACACTATCTGTTCACTCAGGTCAAATCGAGACTTGCAAGAGTGGAAGCTCCTGAGTGGGAGATCGCTACATTCTTACCGACTGCAGATTGGTCTGGTTCATCGTCTAATAAAGTCTATAAAGATTCAAGGAAGATAATCTAATGGCCACTATTGATCAACTCAAAGGTCTCGTCTCCTCAAAGCTTGGCGCAGCAAGAAGTAATCAGTTTCTAGTTGAACTACCATCTGACTTTGCAGGAGGTGGATTGCTTTCAAGACTTACATCTTTAATTACATCCGGAAGTATGGGTGGTGGAGATCTTAATCTTCTATGCAATGCGGTTACAATGCCTGGGAAACAGGTTCTTACAAATGACCGTCGTATTGGATTAGAATATCAAAAGGTTGCATACGGTTATGCAGTTCCTGATGTTTCAATGACATTCTACGTACTAAACGATTATGGTATAAAGAAGTACTTTGACAAGTGGTACTCAACTACAATCTTCGACAATGTACAGCTCGTACCGTATAAAGAAAATTATGTAAGAGACATACGTATCCATCAGCTTCGTAAGCCTCTTATAAACAAACAGTTTGACATTGGTCCAGTTAACATCGATGTCGGTATCGGTCAAGGTACACCTTACAGTGTAAGACTGATTGATGCATTTCCAACAACAGTGAATGCTATTGAATTGAATAACGAACTCGACGGTCTTGTACAGATTAATGTCGAGTTTTCATACACAAATTGGGAAGCGGTTGATGATAATCAAGGCTTCTTTAAAGTTTCTGCTGGATTACCTGGCGGACTTGGTGGTATTTTATAAGGAGTAAATAATGGCTTTGCCAGTATTGAATGATAGCCCGATATATGAGGTGATTGTACCTTCTACGGGTGAGATGATTAAATTTAGACCCTTTCTCGTAAAAGAACAAAGAACACTATTAATCGCTTTTGAGTCTCAGGATCGAAGACAAATATTAAATGCTGTACTAGATACAATTCAATCATGTGCCGGCATCGATCCTCGAGGAATGCCGATGTATGATGTGGAATATCTTTTTGTACAAATTAGAGCAAAATCTGTAGGTGAAACGACTGATGTCAGTATTGCATGTACAGAATGCGATCACAAGACTCCAATTAAAGTCAATTTTAATGATGCTGTGATTCAGAAAGAAGATGTTCCTGGCATTGTAAGATTAACAGATGACGTCAATATAAAATTAAGACATCCAAGTTTTTATGAGATGGTGAATAATCCCGTAATTACAAATGATGAGTCGACTATCACTGACAGACTTACTGAATCAATATTATTATCTATCGATAGTGTATTAACAGAAGAAGAAAATATAGTATTCAGAGATGAACCTCGTGAAGAGAAGATGAGATTCTTTAATTCTCTAACAAATGAACAGTTTGCAAAGATTAAAGACTATATTGATTCTGCACCAAAAATGGTATATGATGCTAAATGGGATTGTGAAGCGTGTAATAAAACCAATGAAAGGAGATTGAGTAGTATAGACGATTTTTTTTCCTAAGCCTCTCTCACGAGTCGCTTGAGAATTATTATAGGACAAACTTTCAGTTAATGCAACACTATAATTATTCTCTTTCAGACATTGAAGGGATGATGCCATGGGAGAGGGAAATCTATCTAACACTACTCTTAGAAGCTCTTAGAGAACAGGCCGAAAGAGAAGCAGCAAGATGACAACTCTAGCACAAGTAAATGAAACACTTGAGATGCATACACCTTTACTCGAAGATTCGAGAGACGGTATTGTAAAGCTTGAAGATTCTTTCAGTAAATTTTTTATGGGAAGTCTTGATGATCTCGAATC